TGAAAATAAGCACTTATTATGCAGCTACATTGCCCAGTGCAACAGTGAAATCGCATGACATTGTACTGCCTGCTAGTATTTCAATAGTCCATTGACCTGCGCCGCCAGTGGTTCTATCTTCTGCCATTGCTACGCCGTCGATGAATACACTGCTACGAGAATCGGTGCTAGCGGAAGAGTTGACCGGTATACCGTTGTATGCGTCTGAAAAAACATCCGCAGTGCCCGGTGTACTGATCCACTTATCACCGTCTTTAGTGTACTGTGACATGTAATTACAGAATGTATTACACTGTAGTATGCCGTCACCGGTTGCCACCGACAGTGTCAATGGGTAAGTTCCTGCAAACTCCACAGGAAACAATGCAGAGTCTGGTATCGAGAACAATATCGGTGCGCCGGACAGATCAAGTCCGCTGGTAGCGGGCATTGACTCATTGAGTGTTGTTACTGCACCGGAAAATACTAGTTCTCCGTTGATGTGCGCGTTGAGTTGGACTGGTACGTCGCCGTATGCATATCCGTAAAAATTGATCGTTCTGTTTGTTGCCATTGAGTGGTCTCCTGTTATGTTTATTTATCACTGCCAATGATTTACTATCACTGAATCTGCTATTTCGTATGGTTTAGGATGGCCATGAAATATTAGAATACTAGTATCGTTGTCTATTGTAGTTCCTGTTCCTGGGGTTAGATACTTTCTACGAGCAAAGTCGAATCCGCCATCTAAGCACTGCCAGCGCCAGCTTTTTACCCATTCGGTGTGGAAGAAGCGGCGCTGTGCAACGGGTATTACGTCTGATATATAGTCTTGGTCGCCTCGATATTTACGAACAAAAAAATCTATATCCTGATCCACAACTGTTTGCCATACATGCCGGTACTTCATAGTATCCCACCACATAACACTGGTGTTTGATCCAGTAAAGCTGGGTTTCCACAAATACTTAAAATCTTTTATTGACCAAAAGGGTCGCTGATTCAGCTGCCAAATCCAATCAATATTGTTTGCTATAACAACATCCAAATCAAAGTACAGCAACGGACCTTGGTGATGCTCGGTATTGAACAACTGTAATTTATACCACCATGACTTTTTTAAACCGCCGAATCCCCAGTCTTGTAATACATGTTTGATCATATGACTCGGTACAGCTCTATCTTCTTCAGTATACACATGCAACGTCACAGGGCGAGATAAATGTCTGCACAACATACTATACAGTCGTTCTACATAGATCCAATCGTAACCAGTGCCGTGTATTACACACGCACAATCTAAGGGCGTAGTGTTAGTGGGAATGGATATCATTTGATATTTACCGTTGTATACACACATAAATATTATTATGAAAATAGTTTTAGTATCTGGGGGATTTGACCCTATTCATTCGGGACATATTGCATATTTTAAAGAAGCTCGCAAACTGGGAGATATGCTGATAGTAGGTGTTAATTCCGACGCATGGCTTGCCCGTAAAAAAGGTAGATCGTTTATGCCAGTGACCGAACGAGTGTCAATTGTTGAAAATTTAAAAGCAGTGGACGGAGTCATCTTGTTCAACGACGATGACGGTTCGGCAATCGAAGCTATTAAAAATGTCCGGATGCTGTATCCCGACGCAGACATTGTGTTTGCCAATGGCGGTGATAGAACTGAAAAAAACATTCCCGAAATGATGATGGTAGATGATCATCTTGAATTTGTGTTTGGCATAGGTGGAACCAACAAAGCCAACAGCAGTTCGTGGATACTGGAAGAGTGGAAAACACCCAAGACTGGTCGTGCCTGGGGATACTATCGTGTGCTGCATGAAGTCGGAGCAAATGTCAAACTTAAAGAGCTAACTGTCAATCCCAAGACTTGCCTTAGTATGCAACGTCACGAGCACAGAGCAGAGTTCTGGTTCGTGGCCGAGGGCGAGGCTGCTGTGTACACAGTTGACCCGTACAGTCCCGAGCGTGAGTTACTTGCCACACTGGATGCACATCAAAATACATGGATACGATTGAACGAGTGGCATCAATTGTGCAATGAAACAGACAAGCCGTTGAAAGTAATAGAAATTCAATACGGTGAAAGCTGTGAGGAAGAGGACATCGAAAGAAAATAATGACTGAACCAATCTGGGCATGGCGTAATAAACTGTTAGATCAATTTGATCTGGCTAGTTGCAGCGTGGTTGATTTTGGGTGTGGCGACCGCAGTGTATTAAACTATCAATCATTCCGTGAGTATACAGGGTTAGATTGTACTGCTACTGCTGATATTCAAATTGACTTTGACATCGACACTGTTGCATTAAACAAGCATTACGATGTAGGTCTTGTACTGGGTGTTTTAGAATATCTTAAAGATCCTGCTGAATTTGTCCGTTCAATAAAACCATTTGCTGATAGATTTATCATTCTGATATTGTCCAGATCTGTTCCTAAATCAGAATGGCGACAATCATTTACACAAGAATCGTTTGCTGCTTTGCTAGACGGTCAGTGGAGTGATTGTAAATACATCAGTGCAGGCGGATATATTATTGCCGACTGTTCGAATCGATCTGTAGAAATTATTTAAATATGCTACCTATTCCTATTTTTATCGGATACGATCCACGAGAAGCCATTGCTTATCATACCTGTGTCAACAGCATTATTCGCCATTCGACTCGACCGGTTTCTATTATACCAGTAGCACTGAACTTGTTTACTGACTATAAAGAAACACACCAAGACGGATCTAATCATTTTATCTACACACGATTCCTAGTGCCACACCTGACAGGGTTCAGTAACTGGGCATTGTTTATCGACGGTGATATGATTGTACGCGACGACATTGCTAAACTTTGGAATCTACAAAATCCCTATATGGATGTAATGGTAGTCAAGCACGATTACAAAACAAAAATGCCAATCAAGTATCTCGGCAGCAAGAACGAAGACTATCCGCGCAAGAACTGGAGTAGTGTTATACTCTGGAATTGCAGCAGTTTTCCCAATAGGCAACTGACTCCGGAGTTTATACAAAAATCCTCAGGTGCAGAGCTGCATAGATTTACTTGGTTAGACGATAGCCGAATCGGCGAGTTGCCAAGAGAGTGGAACTGGTTGCCCGATGAATACGGAGCAAACCCTGACGCTAAACTACTGCACTACACACTGGGTACACCTTGCTTTGACGAGTTTGCAGATACTCCACAGGGCGAAGAATGGCATAACGAACGCGCACTGACTGAATTCTGTCAGCAAAGAACACACAATGAGTAAAACTAAATTTACAGTGGTACACCGGGCCGATAAAAATAATGTCGGTGATCTTGCTAGCAATCCGTTGCAGTATTTCCTTAAACCCGACGAATATCAAGTAGTCGATATTACACAAGTAAAAAATACTGCATACAACTCTACACTACCAATGGTAGTAGGCGGTGGTGGATTGATCGCCAATGAGTTCTTCGGAGATACTATCCAGACATTGCTGCCGTCGGCAGATCTAGATCAACTGATCCAAATACAACAACACAAATGGGAGTTAAAAGATCAAGCCAATGAAAAATCTCATGAAGAATTTATATTTGCTCATAGAAATTTTATTAAAAAGTACATGAATAAAATTAAGCCTATTACAGCTCCGAGACATATTTGGGGTGCTGGGCACAATGGGCCGCTTGAAAAACGCGGGACTGCAATAGTCAAGTACCCAGACTGGCTTATGAGTTTCGACCAGGTAGGAATCCGTGACTGGAATCAAAATCAACCGTGGGTACCGTGTGCCAGTTGTATGCATCCGGCATTGACCAAGAAATACGCCATTAAAAACGACGTAATATTCTTTGAACACAAAAAACAGTTGATTAAAAACTTCGGCAACGATAGTATTCCTCGATTTGTAAATTCAGGAAGTAATATTGACCAAACGATCGAACTACTGGGCAGTGCAAACATAATTTTAACCAACAGCTATCACGGTGCTTACTGGGGTATGCTGCTGGGCAAGCGAGTTATAGTAGTCGATGCGTGGAGTAGCAAATTTCTAAGCATGAAACATATGCCGCATATTTTAAGTCGTGACAACGACTGGAAAGATATAGTCGACAATGTTGTAGTTGATATTGATGCATTGGACGAATGCCGCGAGGCAACTGAAGAATTCTGGGAAAAAATAAAATGAAGGTGGTAGCATATCTCTCATCCGTGCCGCCCAGCAAAAAAAGTCAGCATAAATCTGACTTATTAAAAAGGTTTATCAGCGGAGTAACTGCCACTGGCGATACTGGCATAGTTAGTACAACTCCGCAATTGGGGCATTGCGAAGTGGCATTTATACAAGGTTGGCCGCATCCCACTGGCAAGCAAGGTGCTCACAATGTGTTTAGAAAAACAGTACACGACTATCAGAAGAAAAACAACAATAGACTGTTGGTTGTAGACAGCAACTTGTTTAACTATCAAGGTAAAAACGATTACTCTCGATACAGTTTTGATGGAGTATTTCCCAACACCGGGATATACTTCTGGGATAACCCCGATCCTGCTCACTGGCAATCAATTAGCCGCGAAACAGGCATATCATTAAAAGACTGGCGAACCAACGGCGATCACATATTGGTGTGTCTACAGCGCAACGGTGGATGGAGTATGGGCACATATGATATTGTTGCGTGGGCAGCAAAAACAATTACACAGTTAAGACAATACACTGATAGACCCATTATATTACGACCGCACCCCGGGGATAAATCAGCAAGACAACATATCGGCGATATATCCCATATGCATAATGTTACTCTATCTGCTGAAGGTGCATCATTGATGGACAATTTACAAAATTGCTGGGCAGTGGTGAATCATAATTCAAGTCCCGCAGTGGGATCTGTGATCGAAGGGTATCCTGTGTTTGTGACTGACCCTGCAAAAAGTCAGTGTACTGCTGTGGCAAATACCGATTTGAGTCTAATAGAAACACCAATGATGCCGGCCCGGCAAGCATGGCTAGAGAAGATTTCCATGTGCCACTGGAGCCAACAGGAAATCATGTCAGGTCAAGCGTGGCAACATATGAAAAAGTTTGTGTAACTGCATGTATCAAGTGTTACAAGCTGACTACGACACCAGTCCCTGGTTTTCCAACTGGCAGAATGTAAATGTCAGAAACGAATGGCAGAATGTCAATCAGGAGACTCCTGTTATCGTTGGCTCTGACGTGTTGCAGCCCTATGTAAGGCAATGGCTCACCTATTGCCAACCTGCTATATACATAGGAAGAGGATATGTCGGCAATCATATCTATAAGAAAAGGCAGCTATGGCGGTATAGTGTCAACGGGTGGGCAAATACAAAATTACTCAGTGTTCCGTATTCTAGGTGGCCAATGTTGAATCTTGAAAAGCACACGTGGAAAGTTAAAGAAGTAAAGCATGTGTTGATTGCACCCAGCAAAATGACAGCGCCTATCTGGGATCCTGTACATGGGTGGGAATGGACCAACTATATTTCGCAACAATTCCCCGGTGCCGAGGTCAGGGTCAGAACAAAGGCAGGAAAAGCCGGCATACGATGGGCTTCATTATGGGACGATCTAGACTGGGCCGATTTGGTTGTATCACAAGGGTCTGCAATTACAGCGGAAGCATTCTGGTATGGCAAAAAAGTAATTAGCCTGCATCCATGCACTACATGGGCTGCTACTGACTCTACATTGGCAAACTGGCAAGACCCAACTGAACCTAAGTTACGAGATGCGTGGCACGAACATCTGGCATGGTGTCAGTTCACAAATACAGAATGGTCCAGTGGAGAAGCTCTTGATTTAATTAATAGCTACATAGGGTCTGTAACCGAGTACCGGCCTGGTCACACATATGATTTTAATTCTAACAGCATTGTATCGTAATCGCTGATTCCAAAGTCAAATTCTTGTCTGGTGTCCACCAGAATTTTATTAACTGGTTTTGGTCCATTGGTTCTAACAATGTTTTTACCCAACTGAAATTCTGTGTTGATCTTAGACAATAGATCAAATTTATTAATCTTATTGGCATTGTTGACCAGGTGATATGTTCCTGCTATTGTTGGATTGTTAATGTACTTGTTGATGCATTTTGCCAACTCCACAGTGGTAATGCCGTTCCACCAAGCATTATCCCATCCTTGTAGATCCTGCTGTGCAGATGTGTAGATCCAGTGAAAAAGTCCTGTGCCGGTTGTTTTAATTTCAGGCCCAATGATGCTCATCCTAAATGTAATATCTTTAGAATTATTAATTTCTCCAAGAGACTTTGATCGACCGTATGCATTGGTTTCGCTATGGGCTGCTGTCTCTACATAGTTTCCTTCTTTGCCGTCAAATACGCAATCAGTTGACAAGTGTATTAACCTAGTAGGTGTATCTCTAACAGAGTTTTCGAGGTAATGCGGAAACCATGCATTGATAAGTGCAGCGCGGTCAGGTCGAACAATACTGTCTTTAACCAGCAATCCCGCACAGTTAATAACAAAATCGTAATCAGTGAGCATACTAAAAAATGAATCGTTATGTGCAACGCGTTCAATATTGATGTTGATGTCAGAGTTAACTCTGGCAGAAGTTATGACCGTGTGTCCCTGTTGCATAAGGTACTTGCTAACAACATGCCCGGCCATGCCGCCGGCACCTATTACTAAAATTTTCATATAAATTTCCCATTGATGAGCATTTTTCTAATTTCATTTTTGTTCATAATGGTTGTTCTGGACGAGAACTCAACATGCGGGAACGGCTCGCAATCCTGATATCTAACTGCTAGTGTTTGGTTAAAATTAGCAGGCAACGTCAGGAAGTAATTGTTATCGTAGCAATACGATAGGCTAGATTCATGATGAGAAATCAGCATCTCGTCTAATTTTTCGCCGGGTCGTATACCAGTTTCGTGTATATCAACTGTGCCGTATGTTTCCATCAATACTTCCGCTAGATCTTTGATATAACAAGCAGGCATGTTCATTACAAATGTTTCGCCGCCGATGCTGTCAATTGATGCTTTGAACAACAGCAAGATTGCTTCTTCTAATGTAAGGAAGAACCTAGACATTCTTACATCTGTAATAGTAATTGGACCACCGGCTTTGATTTGATCAATAAAGAACGGTATAACAGAGCCGCTTGACCCCATTACATTGCCGCCGCGAATACAAACAAACTTGGTGTAGTCACTTAGATCGTTTGCTTGAATTACAATTTTCTCGCCCACCGACTTTGACATGCCGTATAGGTTGATGGGTTCAACCGCCTTGTCAGACGATACGTCAATTACTTTTTTAACACGATTCTCAATTGCTGCATTAACAATGTTAGTTGTGCCATTTATGTTTGTTTTAATAGTCTCTTGCACATTCTCTTCGCATACAGGAACATGTTTTAGTGCAGCAAGATGAAAGATGTAATCAACATTCTTTGTTGCACTTTTAACCGACTCGTAATCTCTAACATCTCCTATTACAAATTTAAGCGCAGGGTTGTTAAATTTTCTTTTCATTAATACCTGTTGTAACTCGCCGCGGGAAAAACATATAATTTCTTTTACATTGTATTTTTCTAACAGCATCGCTATTAGTGTTTGCCCCCATGAGCCTGTTGCACCACTTACAAAAATTCGGGTATTATTAAACATTTTCATTTCCTAACATAGCAATTATCTCTGCATCGCTGTATAGTTTTGCAGCCGTTATGAATTCTAAGAACTTATCATACGGTGTGTCCCGGTAATCGTCAGACGGATAAATCTTCGATGCTGGCATTTTAATCAATGTTAGTCCAAAATTATTATCCATTGGGTAGATCTCAAACTGTTCTTTACTCAGCATGTAGAACAGAATTTTATAGCTGTCTGAACAAAACTTTTGTTGTGTATGTTTTCTTGACGGAGGAATCATATCATGCAGCAATACCCACTTGGTGGCATGCATCACTGCATTGTTAAAATCCCGAAGCACATATTCGTAATCATGACATGCATCAATAAAGATAATATCAAAGCTGTCCGTCGGCAACAGACTTGCGAAATACTCATCTGTTGTGCCAGTGAACGTTGCATTGCCGTTAACGTCAACAGAGACTTTGAGCTTGGCGGTAATTTTATTAAAATTAACGTTGTCATTGACTCCGAGTTCAAGATATGAATATTCTTTTATGTTTGGCAAATTATTAATTATAATACTACTCATTTACTGATTACCTTCATCTATAATAGGATATCCAATGTATTTTTTTGCTTTGCTGGGCCCAATGACACTGTGTTCCCATGTTAAGAAATTTACAGGGATGGATTTTCCTAAATTATATTTATATATATCCTCGGGCATGGTCCGGTGAATAGCTTGAGCTGTATGTATATCGCCCCATTTTTTATTGAAATGTATTGCCGATCGAGAATAGTTCCAGGACGATGCATTTTTAGTGTATTCTACTTCGTGAGTGATATACATTGCTAAATCGGCTTCCTTTAATCTGATATAGAAGTCGTCGTCTTCATAACCCCCGCCGACAAACCTTTCATCGAACATGCCAATTTGTCGTAGTAATTCCTTACGGAATCCGAAAAATCCCAGTCGGTACAGCCCAACAAATGCATAGCCTTGATCTAATAGAGATAATAACTTTTTTACATTTTCCTCAACCGGCAACACTTTGTCCGACATAACAATCACTGTTTCGTACGGTGACTTTGCGACACAGTCGTTGACCAGTGCCGAAAAAGATGAATATCCAGTGCCATCAAAGTATGTAATCAGTTCCGGAGAGATTCTTTCTTTTATAGCAGGGAATTTATCAGGTTTGTTTGATATAACATATGTGCTGTACAACTTTTCATTCCAGAACTTGGTCCTGGTCAAGCTGTCCTTGCCATCTTTTTTAATCATAGCAATACCCATTAAATAGTTGTGTATCTGAATGGTAATATGAAATTTGTTAATTGCGTTATCGGCCGGCAAGTAAGTGTTTGCATATACTTCTAGTAGATGTTTAGCAGCGTGTGGCTTGATTGCATAGCCACAGCAACCTGGCATGGATGCATATCTATAATCTACACTGCCGGGAGGGCCAGTAGGATCTTCCAACAACGGCAAGTATCTCCAACTTTTCTTAGGATGGCCGATTGCCAGTACCAGCACATCGTCCCACTCAACTGGTATGTAAGGGCGAGATATTAAAATATCATCTTCCCAAATAATGATAGGTTCGTCTAGTTCAACACACTTTTTCCAAAGATTGTAATGACTGTAGAAACATCCTTTCACGCCAGGAGATCCGAGTTTTGGCAGCGATAGGTTTACTATATCAGGATCATCGGGAGGCCCTTTGATACCCCAGGCGTGCATTGCCCGGCCTTCCTGCTCCATTTGTCGTGCTGCATCGTTACCGTAAGTGCCTTCAAATAGTTCTGCTGTCATTCCAAACTGTTCTAATTGTTCTTTTAATCGTATTGCACTTGCAGCCGATGATTCTATTTTGGACAAATTTATAATAAAACTTTTCATTGCCAGTATGCCTCACTTCGTTTCACTGTCAGATCTGAATCCTTGCTTCGCCCCCGGTCTTTTCTATTACCTTTGAGGTGATCTAAATATGCGCCCCATTCAGAGTTGATCAATGGATGGCCTTCGCCTGTTACAACATGACTGCTCCAGTCTAGTTCCTCTAACTGCATGGTCTTTCGTACGCTGTCAAACACAAAACTGTCATGCCACTCGGCCAATGTAAATATTCCTTGCTCTGCATCATCATACACTCGTTGGAATTCTTTTAAAAACTCTAATGTCTGTGGAGATCGTAGATTCATTGCATACAATCCGCACTCGGTGTATTTTCCGTTTCGGCCCAAAAAACAAATATCTTTGGCAGGAGGACACAACTCAGTGAGCTGTTCCACTGTGATGGGACTGTGACACACTGTGTCAGCATCCATCCATATCAGCCAATCTGTGTTGGCATGCATTGCTGCAAATATAGCATAGACCTTGTGTGCAAATCTAATCGCATTCCATTTGAATCCTTTTTTGGAGTCTTTTCGTTTGGACCTAACGGGATCAGCAGATACATCGCCATTGGCCCTGGGCACATGTTTCCATGTATTCTTAAATGCAACCAACTCAGGGCTGTCACGATGAAGATCTAATACGGTTAAGTTTGGTGCAGATTCTGCTACTTTACAATCCTCGGCATATACTATCAATCTAACTCCGTCGGGCCAGTTGTGTAAGAATGTATTGATCATTCGTTTACCGTACTGCTCGTATCCAGCAGCATTGAAAGTAGTAACTACAGAGAATTTACGACTCATGATTTTCCTTATAACTAAGTGTATATTTAACCAGGTGATTTATGATAGTAAGTATTTTTGACCAGTACGGTGCGCTCAATAGCCCTCCCGTGTTTAATGCCATCCGTACAGGGTTGGACCAGCTTGGTATACAGCACAACAGCATGGACAGTTCAGCAGATGTTGCTGTGATATGGAGTCAGCTTTGGCACGGTCGTATGAAGTACAATCGTGCTGTGTGGGAAACATTCAGGAACAGCGGTAGATCAGTTATTGTAGCAGAAGTAGGCATGCTGCGTCGTGGTGCTACATGGAAGCTGGGGCTAAACGGCACCGGTAGTAGTGCATACTACGGCAGCGAGATGATACCAGATCGTGCAGCGAAGTTGCGGCTAGAGGCAATGCCATGGACCAACTCGGGATATAATATTGTCATTGCTGCACAGCGTTCCGACAGTGAACAATGGTCCGGACAGCCTCCCACAGTGGCATGGTTAACAGAAACTGTTCGTAAGATTAGATTGTACACAGACAGGCCTATTGTTATACGGCCGCATCCACGGCAGCGTATAGGCAATATACCAGGATGCTTGATTGAAACTCCGCAGCCAGTGCCGGGAACTTACGATAACTTTGATTACGATCGGTGTTTACGCACTGCATGGGCAGTGATCAATCACAACAGTGGACCAGGATCACAAGCTGTGTTAGCAGGTGTCCCGGCGTTTGTTGATAGTACCAGTTTGGCAGCACCAGTTGGAAATTTAGACCTGTTGGCTATTAACAACCCAAGTAGACCGTGCCGAGACGAATGGTTAGAACAACTGGCACATACAGAATGGTATCCAGAAGAAATTGCATCTGGACTACCACTGGCAAGATTATTATCGTCCCATCCGGGCAATGCATCCTAAATCAAACAATGTATCAAGTGTCTGCAGACTGTGCGCGTGACTTTCTTCTGCTTTTCTAAATGTCATAGTTGTATATCTTCCATTCCTGCTGCTCTTAGACGCACTACATGCCCCAGCATGAAGTTTTTACTTTCCATTGCTTTCATAATGCCCAGGAATCGATTTCTTAAGAATGCAACTTCGTTGATGATTGTTTCAAAGTCAATCACTTCGTCTTCGCCGTCGACATATTTTTCAGCATCTCTACTGGTCAATGCTCGGGCATAGCCTTCTAAATACTTTTGGAAATGCTTGCGCCGGATCTTGCGCAACTGGATATTAAGATGATTCAACACAGCTTCAATTTCCTGAAGCTGATTAAATCTATGTTCTGTCATACCGGGCAGTGCAGTAATGTTTCTTTCTACCATACCGCCGATTGCGCAATCTCGTCGTGCTGCATCAAGCTCTTTTTCAAAGTATGCAATAAAATTTGGGATTTCTCCCAAATTTGCTGTAACACGATTATACCACATAGTTAGTCTTCAAACTCTGACTCTTCGTCGTCTTCATCGTCGTACTCTTCTTCTTCGGGCTCGTCGTCAAGATCTTTAATGTAAGCGGCCAGTGCTAACTTTACATCATTGTCACCTTTGAAATTGACACGGATGTCGTCAGGAGCGATATCGTTGTCAACAAGAACAGATACCAATACTTCCGCGGCCTCTTGACGATCAACAGTGTTGACATATCGCTTGAGTTCGTTCCAAATTTCACTTGATAAATCAGCTGACATTCTTATTCTCCTTCTATTAGTTCTGGCGAGTCATCTGCATCAGTTTCTGCAACCGCTTGTGCCAGTTCAATCACTGCATCTTTTGCTTCTGCTTGTTTTGCAAATTCTGCCATCAACTTGTCTAAACACCCGTCGGTATTTGCTTCCCATTTTTTGCGGAACTGTTTAATCACTTCGCCGTCGCCGGTGATGAACACTAAACTGTTTCCTTCTTTCTTGAGAATTTGTTTTCGTTCTGCAAGATCAACTAGACCGCTGTGTGGACTCATGCCAGTTGAGTACGGAATCTTGACTTGCATGCCCTCGAAAGGTTTAGCATAGCGTGTTTTCATTACTTTACAACCTGCACGGATACCCATAACATCAGTAATCTTGTTGCCGTCTTCGTCTTCTTTAAGCTTCATCTTTTTCATTGCAACAACAATACTTGATGCATAGATAAAGCCTTGACCACCGGAGATCTTGTCATCGGGATCAAACATGTCTTGACTAGCGTATGTATGATTTGTTGCGACCAATCCCACATTGTGATTACCAAACATGTTAACAGAGTTACGCACCAGCGAAGTCAATGCCTTGGGTTTACGACCCATGTCGCCCTTCATGTCACCAGCTTGGAACTGGTTAACGTCAGTTGGTGTGAGCAACATGCCCAGCGAGTCAATGACCCACAACACCTTCATGCGGTCTTCTTCCGGCAATGCTTTGTAATCAATCATAAATGTCGAAATTGCCTTGGCAACGTCGTCGATCATGCTCATGTTGAGTTTAAGCAACTTGGCTGGGCCGGTATCAACTCCGAGTGCATGTAACCATGCTTCGTCAAGTGCATTTTCGGTATCTACTAAAATAACAAAAATTCCCTGATCTTGTGCGTTCTTTACAATGTTTCCAGAACAGATGTAACTTTTGCCAGCGCCAGATTCGCCAGCAAACACTGTGACCTTGCCCAATGGAATACCTTTGTTAAAGTCTCCTGAGATAAGATAGTTCAATGCAAAATTGCCAGTGCTGACCCAGTCTGTTGGATCGTTAAATCCAATGCTTAGTCCCTCAATGCTTTTTGTGATGTCCTTGCGGAACTTCGAAATGTCAAATGGTTTTGCCATAATTTGCCTTTTTAAAAATGTTAATATATTATACTATGTATTTTGGAGTTTGTCTATGTGTAAATCTATATAGTATTGCCAAAAGTCTCCAACTAATTTACAGTTAAAATCATTGTATACTAACTGATGATATAGTGTGAATTACATTTAATCATCACTTACTACTAGTACTTTAAAGAAAATTTATGTTATACTTGGGTTGTCTTTGTTATTAATTATGTTGTCGCATACTGAATAATAATGCTTTACAAAATTTTCACTAAAGAAATGATCATAGTTATACTCGATATTTTCTATTTCCATCAAATACAAATCATGCCAATCTAATTTGGTTAGTTTGCTAAATTTAGACAACATCGAAAGCAATTCAACTAATCGTTCAATAGGATTAGAAATGCTGTCAAACCTGTAATCAAAAAGAGTATCGTATCGTTTAAATCCCAGTACGGAAGAAAAATATTCAACTGCCAGCAGTCCTGCATAAGGAACAAAAAGCCCCCGATTTACAATACTATAGAATATTTTCTCTGATATTATTGGAGACTGCGACGTGGCCATTGTTTCGCTCACTACGTGTACAAAGCTCTCTGCCATTCTATCGGTGAGAATCTCACAGTTTAACTGGTGGCTAATTTTTTGATATTGCATGCTGCATACAGAATCATTAAATTGGTCATCAGTTATTGCAAAAAACTTACGGTAAAATCTACTTTTATCTTTTACAATATCGTCGATATGCCCATCTATCGAAGCTGGTGACATTACAAAATTTTTAGTAGAATATTCAGGATTAAACCATCCTTGCTGTTGCAGAGCTGACACTACCAATTTTCTAGACACATGGTCCGATCCGTTAAACGATACTAAAAAATTTTTAAAATTCACCGGACTATGAATATTAAATCCAAACATAGGTGTCACTAGATTGTAGATTTGTTGCAGATAGTTATCGTGGAATATTAAATTTGAACAACTAGCATACAATTGTGGGTTGATCCAATTTATCACAGGGCAATGCACATGTATATAATTTTGACGACTAGCTGCTATCTGTTGAATTGCTGTCAGTGTACCAGTCAAGTTATCGCCCAGGTGGTCCCATAAAACAATACTGTCAGAATTTGATAGTATTTCAGTTATTGACCTTTTCCTCTGAGGCACTGCGTACATAATTGAAGGATTCGGTCTATCAGATACTAAATCGTAATCAACAATCATTTTTAAAAACATCGTTTAATGAAACATCTACATAATTTTGCCAACTAGGGATGTTAGTGCTGGAATGTAATGCGTCAAATAGCAAAATTCCACGAGCTGCATCCTCGGGTGTCATATAGTAATGCCATCCCAACAAATTTATATTTTCACTATTCTGTTGGCCTTTAATTTTTCTACCATCATAACGGGATTGCCGCAACCAATCACTAGCAGTTTCGTCATTTGTTAGAATCATTCCTCCCCGGCCGATTGGAATAGGTTTTTTTATTTGAAATGATATTACCGAAAAATCATCAACAAACATATTTGGTTCCCACAAAGCGGCTGCATCCCATACTGGGTAAGGATGTAACTTGTATCGTTTTTGCCACTGCGTATTATCAAATGTTACGTTACAACCAGTATGCAAAATCTGCATCGGAACACTAGCGTAAGTATGTTTAGGTATTGTTACATTGCCAGATGCTTTTAAGTATTTTAGACATAGGAATAACCCGTGACTACAGCAATCAACCGCAATAGCGTGTTCAGCCCCTGCAAATTTTGCTATTTTATTTTCAAAAATTTCTACTATCTCAAAAGGATCTTCCCAAGTATAACCTTGCTCGCATAACATACGTAGGTCGGGTCTTGAGAAGTTTTCAACAATGGAATGATTTGGCCAAGTTTGATACATATTTAATTAGTGTCAGACGGAAAATTACCAACACGCCTGACAGATCTGCGACCAGTAGAAAACCCTACATATTTTCCTGATTCTGTTATGTCCTTAGTAATGTCGGTTAGGGCCCCTACTAACACATTATTACATATTGTTATTTTGGGGAAAATTGCTGATTTTATGTTAATTTCGCAGTTATTTCCAATGGTTGATCTTCCAGCAATCCCTACCATCGGGTGTATAATTACATTGTTGCCAATTGACACATGATGGCTAATTTTTACATCTGCTTCAACTATGCAGTGTTTTCCTATAGTCGAGCTTATTAGAACAAAACTTAAAGGACCAATAAATGTTCCATGGCCAATTATTTTTTTTACTAAAGCAACATCGGTTACATCAAAATTTAGAATGGAACTGTTGTGACAGTAAATTATGCAATCTAACTTTAAATCTTCAATTCTATTAATTACTTTTAATCGAAGATGTTTGTTTAGAGTAAAAGATATCATGTACGAAAAGTTTTTTAAACTCTCGTGGTCCTTACTCAACACCCATTCGGGGCTTACTATTTCTACAGTCATACCTGACTCTTTTGAAAAATAATAATACATTTCCTGAGTCAACGCGGCGTCAGGATAGCCAATGAGTCGAATATTTGAGTGTGTAGTGAGTAGCATTATAGTTAGTTATCAACGTACAATTACCAGGGTAAGATAATTAACTAGTACAACAGGATTAGCCCGTAGATATTGTTTAATCAATTTTTGGCAAAAGTATTTTAATTGTTGGATTGTTTATTTTCGTTAGCATCTTCTTCATCGTAGCGCCGCCGAATATGCCTTAATTTTCTCATTTCTTTATACATTCGATAAATTTCAACTGGTGCATAGCTTGGCCACACCCATGGAATAAAACCATGAACAAGTCCCTTGAATGTCATTTTAGCCAGCTTGTTGCATTGTACCAATGCATGAGACAAATGTTGCCAATACGTCCAATTTGCCTCTTTAAGATGTTCGGTGAGATGTTTGCGCAATTTTTTCATAATATTTTATATGTAGTAAAGCGCAGTACAAGTCTTGTACTGCGCCGCTTCTTGTATATATATTTATTACTTCTGTTGACGGCTGCGAATCTGAGCCAGGATGTCTACTGCATTAGGCGACTTGGTTGCCGGAGCAGACACAGGTGCAGTGCGAGCCACTGGCTCATCTTCATCAAAGTCTGAAGCTGCCGGAGCTGGTGCAGCTACTACTCTCGGCGCTGGTGCTGGTGCTGCTGCTGCAAACACTGCCTGTGGAGCAGGGGATGAATCAGCACTGCCTGCTGGTGCAGATACACCTGCTGGACGGAAGTAAGCACCCCAACGCTCGGTATCATATGCTTGACCGTCAACTGACGCTTCGAACATTTCTTTGATAACTTGCACTGCAACAGCATCTGGCTTTTTAGGCAAGAATGTGCTTAGATCCCACAAACCGTGAGTCTCGATTGCTGCTTGTTCTTCTTCAGTCAATGCAGATTCTTTACGAGCCCACTTTGATGTGTTGTAGTCAGCATATCCACCTTTGGATGTTTTTGTGATGCGGAAGTCCAGTCCACGCAGGATGTCAGTTGGCATTTCTTCCAACTCAGGGTCCATCAATGCACTCTTAATAAGAGTAAACAACTGTGGGCCAATGATAAATCTACGGATCGGACTTGCAGGAGTCTTTTCGTCGCTCATTGGGTTTTCGCGAACAAAGCCTTGGAAAATATAACTGCGTTTTTTCCAGTACTTACGACCCATGTCTTCAAGACTCTTGTCTTTGAACCATCCACGCACTTCGGTTAGAACTGGGCATGTTTCTTGCCACATTTCCATACACGGTACTTGTACGATTGCTTGTTTGGAATCCATTTCTCCCTTGATACCATTGAATGGCAAACGAATCATTGCTCGTTCTTGCCAGAAGAATGTGTTCTTTGGATTGCTGTCGGGGAGGAAGCGGAGTGTTGTTGATGATCCTTCTTCCATGTTCCAGTGTGGATAAATTGCGTTATCGCCGCCACCAGTGGATGAACCACCTTTGTTGTTGCCTTCGGATGCTGCGAGTCTTGCGCGGATTTCTGCGAGTGAAGTTGCCATTTTAATTGCCTTTCAAAGTGTTGTAAAAATGTTTTTTAAAGTTGCCTGTGATACTAATGGAAAAAGCGTATGCACTACATAATGTAGTATACACGCTTTTGTTGTTAGCGTCAATGATATTTATGACGCAGTTGTTCTAATGGCTAGATTACGACGATCGTAGCATTCCGGACAGTTGTTTTAGTCTAGTCAGGATATCCTCTTCGACATCGTCAAACTTTTGCATTTTTCCAGAATGCCCGTATTGTCCACTCAGCACTGAGTACTGATCGGTATCTTCGGCAACCACTTGGTCGTCTTCGCGGAACATATCACGCAATTTGTCCACACCCTTGGCACCGTACTTCAACGCACGATCGGTTGTTGCTTGCACTGGATCTTGCTTGAAGCTCATTGGCTTGATATCGGCCAATTTCTCATCTGCATAATCACGGGCGTTTGGCTCGTTTGCGTCCATGTAGTGTTGAGTATGTTCACCTTCTTCCATACCTTGCTCGGCACTTTTAATTTCAAAGTGATTCACAGGGTGGCCATTGATCATATAGTGACCATTCTTATAAGCAGTAATTACCCCAGTGCCTCTCCCACTATCTTCCCAATCGGGTTGATGCGGACTTGTTTCATAATTGACTCGTTGGCCAACTTGATATTTCGGAGTGTCGGGTGCTGCTCCCATTACTTTGTTGGCAATGTTTCCCATGACTCCTTCTTCCATGCCTTGACCTTTTAAGCTGCGAGTAACTGAATTTAATTGGCTTAAATTTACACTGCGGGTCGCATCAGGGTTCATGATTAGATCAACACTGAATAGTTGGCCATTTTTATAAAAATTCAAAGTATCGCTGGTTGTTTTGAAACGATCTGCACCATAATGACGCAATGTTTTTGCAGCATCACTCATTGGTATTGATTGTGTAACATCTTCATCCATGCCTTGCACTGGTAGTTTACCTACAGGGCCCGACATCTTGCTTCGTGGCTTGCGCATAACTTTGAATTCAGAACGCTGGTTGGTCCGCTTGTTATTGGCAACAATACTTTTAGCATCGTCCAAACTATGATAGATTCCCATGGATTTGCCGTCTCTCATAACAGTATACACATACTGTTTATCAACTGCGCCGCCGATTGTGTAGGGTTCTGCATTGTCCATGCCCGCCATGCCTTCGTTAACTTCTTCATCGTCTGACATTGCATCTTGTACTGTTCCGCCCAATGTAGCACCAAGACTTGCGCCCGGAAGGCCACCTGCTGCTGCACCCAATGCAGCGCCGGCAACCGAGCCAAGTACCCCGTCTTGCAGGATATCATTATCCATTCCACCGTGCACCGAGTGTGCCATCCCGGACAATTCCCGTATACGATCAACCGAAGTTTCGTCTATTGGGTCTTCACCAAATTCACCTTGGTCTGCAACATCGCCGTCATCTTGTGAGTAATCGCCCAGCTCGTCATCTTGGTCGGCACCGTCATCGGGCATTGCCGAATCCAATGCTGTGACCACTTTGCCAATATCAGTGTCAGTATCGGCTAGTTCTTTCATACGAGCAATGATCAATTCACGAGCATCTGCATTTGCGTCTGCTGCTGCTAAATCTTGCAATTGGTCAAACAGTACATCATCACCAAACAAACTGTCTAGCTGTGATGTAACATTGGTAGCGTCTGCGCCAACTGGCAGTTCGGATGACAACAAAGCAATTAGTTCTTGCTGTGCTTCTGGGGTATCAGGTGTTGCCCAAGTGCCCTCCATCAGGCGATTGGCCCAGGCTTCGAATATATTTGCTTCTTTCATTGCGTTTCCTTGTTGTTGTATGCGGGCCAAAATAGGTAGGGCCTGTTCGATTCGTGAATCAATTGTTTCTTGAACGAATAATGTTTTGATGTTCTCGATGATAACATCTTGCTGTGTAATGTCAGCGGGATTCCAGGATTCGAAGTATCCAGAATACCCACGAGTCGACGCTAGCCCTTTGAGTGTTTTGCTAAGGGTGCTGTAATATTCGTTTGTCTCGGTTACCAAGTTGGCAGTATCGCCTTCAAACACTTTGCCCTGTGCAGCACGGCGGAAACGACTCAGTACATTGAGTTCTTCCACTATGGTGGCAATGTGTGTGCCGCGCATGTCGTATGGCTTGCCGCCCTGGCGCACATGCTCTACCATGGCCCGACCGCCGGATAATTTGGTAAACGGTAATTTATAACGCTCGCCGTCGGCTGTTTCAACAAATAGACTTTCCACTTGACGGAAGCGCGACTCTGTAACTCCCATTGGGCGTGTATGACGAATCATCAAACGAACCGAATCTGGTCCACCGTTCCAGCTGACATTCTTTGTGCCGTTCCAGCTTTCAAACAGTCCTTCTTTAAGAGCAGCTTGGCCCTGCATACTGTACTTGAGTCTGTTGATATTTTGACTGCCAAAGGTCATGAAATTCTTTGTAGCAAAGTTCTTGATTTGATGCTGGAACTCGTACCACTCGGATTTGTCTTCGCTGTCCATACCGCGACCTACATTGTCACCGCTGAAGATTTCGATTTGCTTGTCCTCGCCGATCATGATAACCACTGTGCCGTAGTTGGTACCGGCGGAACTGAGAAAATCAAAGCTGAAAATCTCTGCATCCTGTGCAGAGGGTGCGGGTTTGCCCGAACTGTCCAGCATTTCTGGTGAAAAGCCGCGGGTGACCAATAGGTCGGAAAGTTGTTGTCCTGGAGTATTCTGTGCCATAGTGTTGTATTTATTAAAGTTTTAGCATTAGCTCAGTGTGGCAAAAAACGGCATGGGCTCTAAATAGGTGTCGCCAAAGTCCCGCATCTGTGAGTCCATTTCGGTATGATAGTTTTGCAGCAACTGCATCATACGAACTGCCAACAGCGTACTCATTACTAAATCGTCAGTTTCGCCTGCTTTAGCAGCATAGGAAGTGCCATGTGCAATGAATGTTTTGAGTTCTGACACCAATGGTACACTGTTGATGTGTAGTTTTTTAGATTCAACTAGAATTTTTAACTTGTTGCAAGCAGAAAGTTTACTGCTGTGTGTGGTGTTGAATCCTTTTCTAATGCGGCGGGCACCTTTGGCCACTGAGTTATCACTCAGGAAGTAACCTTCGATATTTTCTTCGCCGTATTCAGCAATGGAGATAAGTGCAGCTTCGCCAATGGTATTGTTTTCTACACTGTAGTACACACTCTTGGGATCTTTGACTACTTCGTTTATATGCTTACAAATGTCTGCCAGTATGCGTATCTGCACCGGAATTGTTGTTTTGTTGTGGCGCCATTCGGCTACTTGGGTAGTGGTGTTGGCCTCAAACACTTGTATAGCAGCAGGGTCGCCTCCTGTGCCTAGACTAGGGTCCAGTGCCACTACATAAAGTTTACCAGCTTCGGGTTTCTTGTACCAGCGTACTTGCCCGGTTCTATACAATGGTTCTTGTTGACCTTTTAGTTCAATCAGGATGGCAGGAGCAATCAATGTTTCATCATTTATGATAAATT